AATTCAACTAAGTCGATTAATGCATCTGGATCTCGAGCAAATACTCCAGAACCACTCGCTCTGTCCATTGACTTTTTACCACCTTGCGACCCTTTAGAATGATGGTGGCAGTAGATTACGCTTGAGCCTAATTCGGTAGCGACTTTGTCAAACTGATTCGTAAAGTGTGCCATTTGGTCTGCACTGTTTTCATCTCCAGTTAAAACTTTATAAATAGGGTCGATAATAACGGCAATATATCCTTTCTTATACGCTCGTCTGATTAATTTAGGTGCTAGTTTATCCATCGGAACAGTTTTTCCACGTAAATTCCAGATATCGATGTTGGAAATATTTCTAGCTTCGATACCCATCGCTTTATATACATCACGGAAACGATGCAAGCACGATGCTCTATCAAGCTCAAGATTGACATACAACACTTTGCCTTGTGTGCATTCCCAACCGAACCAATGATGCCCCTCAGCAATTGCTATCGACATATTAATCAATGCAAATGACTTCCCAGCTTTAGATGGACCAGCGATAAGCATCTTGTGTCCTTGTCTTAATACTCCTTTGATTAATTCTGGAGCAAGTGGTGGCATATCTTCCCAGAAATCGATTAAACTTTCCGGATCTGGCAATTCATCGTTTAAGTCTTCGATATGTTGATACCATTCATCCCACGATGTTTTTCCAATATTTGTGTCGATAATGAATTGTTTTTTATCTCCACGCATAAATCCTGGAAGTCGACTTAATCGACTAGGATTCTTGTTTTGCTCATCTACATTAAGTCCATTCTTTTTACAAATTTTGTATAAGTAATCGACTCTCTTTTTGTATTCTTCTTTGTTTGTAGCTTCAATTCGAACGACTGCATGAATTGATTTTGAACCACTATAGACTAATGTTGCGATTGGCAGTTCTAACTCACGAACGATAGCATTTTGTTTTTCAAGATCCATGTTGTCAGATTCAACTAATGCATATCTAAACTGAGCTACATTCTCGTTCTTCACGCCTTTTCCATCCATAGGATTGAAACGTACCCACGCTCCAGCTTGTTCGTTATAATCGCCTAATACTTCATTGATTTTTCCATCGCATCGCAACAACTTGTCGATTAACTCTCCAGCTGTTCTATCGTATGCTCCTTTGGCAGGTAAGTATTTTTCTACTTCTCCAGTAGCTTCGTTTGTTTTTGCATAGCTTTCTGTCGAGTAAGCGACTATATCGTCTGATTCGAACAATGTATCTAAGTATTTGACGATTTCTTGTACTGGATTCCAATGTTTAGGCTCGTGAATCTCTTTCCCATCGATGTACGATTTGTCTAACAACTGATAATCATTGTCGTATTTGATAGAAGCATCCCAATCTAATGCACCTCTGCCATCATCATGCATAGTAGATGGAACAAATCCGTTTTCGACTGCAAGATGGAAAATAGTTCCACCAGTCACTGGCGAACTAGTTCCTTGGAACGAATCCCATTTTGTATAACATTCTCCAGAATGATATCTAGCATCATTTCTCGACCAAGAATCCCAATCACTTGCTGTGTAGCCTTCATGCTTCAACGCCATTCCAACGTTGATCCATTCGGTATACGATAATGAATCTGGTGGAATGTAGCTTAATAACTCTAGTAAATTGTTATCTTCCAATCGCTACACCCCCACAAACGTATTCACATCAATTCCGTTTGGTACTCTCCATCCACTGGCCGCAATACGATTAATCAGTTTAGATGCATTGTCAAATTGCCACATGCCAACATTCTTAAAGCCGTAACGTTCCAATAAACGAATTTGTTTTGGTGTTGTTAATCCTTCACGTTGGCGTTTCGATAATCTATCTAGCAACATTTGAGCTTTACCTGCATTATCAATCTCGTCTGGTAAGATGCCTAATTTTTCTAATGTTTCTACTTGCTTCTTGCTTGGTGGACTCATTTCCCATCCAAACGATGGAACATAGCTCGTTAAATCCTCTCCGTGGATGCTCATTTCAAACTGTAACGGATCTACTAGCTTACGTTGTCGTTTACGCATTTGTGCTAATTGTTCTGCTAAAGCTTGTTCACGTTGAGCTGTCACATCTTCTTTTGCTTGTTCTTCTAAATCTTCCAAATCTAACGCTACATTGATATTATTTTCAGTTGTTTCAATCATCTTATTAGCTACTTCATCATTCTCAGCGATTAAGTGAGCTGGACGACAAAGCTCGTGTCGTTCTGTGTGCCATAAGAAATCAAGTAACAATAGATGGTCTTTTCCTTCAGCTAATCTTGTTCCACGCCCTACCATTTGAGAATACAAAGCACGTACTTTGGTTGGTCTTAATACCACCACACAGTTAACTGTAGGGCAGTCCCATCCTTCTGTTAGAAGCATAGAATTGCAAAGAACGTTGTAGTTTCCTTTGTCAAAATCTTCTAGGATTTCAGCACGGTCTTTGGACTCGCCATTTACTTCGGCCGCTTTAAATCCTTTGCTGTTTAAAATATCTTTGAATTTCTTCGATGTTTTAACAAGTGGTAGAAAGACTACTGTTTTCTTATCTAAGCAATGATTCAGCATCTCATCTGCAATCTTTTCAAGATACGGATCTAATGCATTATCGACATCACTCGCTTTAAAGTCGCCACTTTGCATCATTACGCTAGACAAATCCAAATCAATTGGAATCGTCAAAGCTTTAATCGGACTTAAGTAACCTTCTTTAATCGCTTTAGGTAATGTATACTCGTATGCTAAAGAATCAAAATAAGTTCCTAGATTACGCATGTCTCCACGGTCTGGAGTAGCAGTTACTCCTAGGACATTTGCATCATCGAAATGTTCTAATACTCGTTGATAGCCATTCGAGATACAGTGATGAGCTTCATCTACTACGATTGAATCGAAATGATGTTTATCAAATTTTGCTAGGCGTTTTGGCTGTTGTAGTGTTTGAACAGATCCGACTACTACACGATTCCAACTTCCTAGACTTGTTGATTCTGCTTTTTCTAAGGATGTTCGCAATCCTGTTGATTTGAATAATTTGTCGCTCGCTTGGTCTAATAATTCAGAACGATGAGCTAGGACAAGCACTCGCTCGCCTAGCTTCACTCGGTCTTCAATTACTTTAGAAAACACGATAGTCTTTCCGCATCCAGTAGGCAGTACTAATAATGTTTTCTTACGACCTTCTTCCCATTCCTTCTGAACGGACTCACGAGCTTCTTGCTGATATGGTCGTAACTCCATTCGTTTACCTCCTAGAATGCAGTTCCGTTATTCCATGCAGTATTTTGTGTTTGCGGTGTTGTTGTGTATGTTTGATATTGAGGTACGTGTTGTGTTTGACCGTTTAATACCTTTGTGTGGTCTACATCTTCTGGATATAACATAGCTTTCACTTCGTTATATTGATTTCCGTTGTAAGTACGCATACCTACTTTACATACTCCACGAGATCCGATAATCGTTTGCCAATTCATTTTCAATGGCTCGCCTTTTTTCTTTTGTCCAATTGCTCCAAAGAATGCTGATAACATACCTTCAGTAGAGCTGTGTAAGAATAAGTTGTGTTTTAATACTGCTTCGCCTTCTGCAGTTGTAACTCCAATAGACACTGTAGCTTTATTACACGCTGGTAGTTTCCCTGGATTTTGATGATTAGGCATGTGACGACCTCGTTCAAAGCCTTTAACTACAAAGTTATATAAGCCTTCTGGCAATAAAATAAAGTCTGCTGAATCCTGTTGAATAGTATCGTCCCATCCTAATTCACGTTCTGGTTGATTGTATTGTTGTGTCATTTAAGTTCCTTCTTTCTATATAGTTCTATGTTGATTAATTTCTTGCATTGACGTTTCCCAGTTTGCTACGACTACATCCCAGTACTCTTTTGGGAAATTTTCGATAGGCGTTCCCATTGGGAAGTGACCTCGATTTGATGCCATAAGTTGCAATTCTTCTGTTGTCACTGAGTTTTGTCTCATTAAATCTCGTAATGCTTGTGGCAGTATTTCTGGCAACTCTAATGTAGATAACTCAATGAATGGATCCTGTGGCACTTCCTCAACTACTGGAGTCGTTGGAGCTACTGTTGTAGCTGTAGGCTCTGCTACTGGTTGTACTGGTTGTACTGGTTGTACTGGCTGTGTTTGTGGTACTACTTGTTTATGTTGCTTGTTGAAGATGTGTGCAATGGCTTGATACTCCATTGGGAGTTCTTCTGGTAATCCGAATCTATTCTTTGCATCCCAAGCAGGCGTATGAGTGGTATACATCACACGTTGTCCACCTTGTGCTTTATTCTTTTTAGATTCGTTCTTCATCACAATTGTCTTGTAATTGCAGAATAATATGATATCTCCCCATTCTTTTACGAGTGGTGCAGTTTGAGATGTTGTCTTTTTACCAAGCTTCAACTCATATCTATCGTATGACCCAAATTCATCTGGTTGTTCGAATTTACGGATCTGAGCATGAGCAGTTAAAACCACATGGATTCCTAAGTCTACAATTTCTTGTAGTTTGTTTAAGAAACGCCCAAATTCTTCACGTACATACGTATAGCCGTTACCGTAACCAAAATCTTCTACACCTACCTTGCCATGCAACGAACAAACGAATTCTGTTGCTAATGCTTCTGCCCAGTCGATTGTATCTACTATTAGTGTGTCGCATACAGTTGGATTAGCTTTAACGAACGCAATCTGATTCATTAGCATAATCCATGATGTTGGCTTGTCCATTCTGGCTACATCCATGTTGCTTGTTGAGCCTTCCGTGTCGATAAATAACGGATTTGGAAACTGTGATGCTAAAGTAGATTTTCCAATCCCCTCAGTACCATAGATGATTACTCGTTGAGCTTTTGCTTGTCTTCCTCTTGTTATATTCATATGTTTCTCCTCTCTAGAAATTTGTTGCCCAATCGTGCTTGATTGGCTCAGTTTGTTGGAACGGTGTTACAGAATCTGAAACGACATAGCCATCTTCAATGATGATTTGACATTCTGCTCCATTAGATACCCTTGTAGCGATAGCTTGTAGCCCTTCTGATTCCAACCAGTGTCCAAATTCGGTTAACGTATTTAAATCCATTTGTTCTAATTTATCTAAAAGAACAAATCCACATTCTGGTTTCAATTTACGTACAATAGCAGTAGCTACACGTAACTGTTGAGATCCACTCATGTTATCCCATTTTTGACCTTCAAAAATTAATTCGCCATCAGCCACACTCAGTCCTGGTAACGGTAAATCAGCATTGTTCAACAAGTCTGTACGTTCTTTTCTTATATCTTCAATCATTCCAGATAATTCATCGTAATGAGCTTTCTGTTCTTTCGCATCTTCTTCAGCTTTCTCTTTGTCGAGATTAGCTCGGACTTTGCGATTGATTTCTTCAATGTTGGCAATGCTTTGTTCGATTTCATCTGTCGATTCATCCAGCAACGTTTCCGCATCTTTGTTGGCAAAATCTAAATCGTTTTGCAGTTGATTTTGTCGCTTCATTGCTTCCTCTAGCTGTTCTTTCAAATGCTCGATACGTTGATTAGAGTGCATCAAATCTTGTTTGATTTGTTCGATGTTTTGTCGTTTACGTGCATTCTCTCCATTTTTAGCTAAAATAGCCTGTTGCTCGTGAATCAAATCTGAAATACTGATTAATGTGTTTGGTACATCTGGATATTGCATCATCTCATCAGCATATTTTTTCTTTTGGTCTGCAATCTGTCCAATCGCTCTACGTTCGTTGTATAGCTTTGCTTCTTCCGTATCTAATTGATAAAGTTTATCTCCTACACCAATGATTTTAAGTAGCGTATTGGCTTTTTCTTTTGAAGTTTGTTCCATAAATTTCGGCAAATTCAACGCAAATTCCTCTACAAATGAATCCAATAATTGTTGACCTGCTTTGATACCTTTAGGATCCGTAACTTTTAAGTCTGAGTTCTTACCTTTACGTTCCACAATTAAGCCGTTTGATAACTCTACTCGTAAACTTGGTGGATTCATCGAACCTTCTCTAATTGCTTGGCTAGGTTTATACTTGTTACCGCCTAATGCCCACGCAATCGAATCCAGAATACTGGTTTTACCTTGATTGTTATTACCTCCAAGAATTGTTAAACCGTTTTGAGTTGGCTCTATCGCTACTGCTTTTACACGCTTAACATTCTCGATTTCAAGTTTGTTAATTTTCACACTCACAATGTACTCCTCCTTGATTCATTAAAATAAGCCACCAAGCATTCCGAACAATTGACGCATTGATTCTTCACGTTTTTCTTCTTCTGTTCGTTCATTTTCTTTGACATCTTCTCCATTTAAAAATTTCAAATCATAGGTTGCTTCTACTACAACAATTTCACATTCAAACGCTTTAGCAAGTGCTTTTACTCGTTTTCTTTGTTGTTCAAACGCTTCAAAATTCATCACAGTTGCGTGTTCGATAGCGTTAATAAATTCAGATGTACAACCTAAAGCACCTCTACTTTTATATTCTTGTAAAAATTGCCCTGTTTTTT